AGAATCGAAGTACCCATACATATCTCCTAATTTTTTATGTTCTTTATAATGGCAAATCTCACATAAATATATACACTTTAAAGACTCTCTAATCTTTTTCTCTAAGCCTGTCTGAGTGCTCCCTACATCAAACTTTTTATCAGTAGGGTCCGTGTGGTGAAAGTGTAAAGATCTTGTATCATCTACCAGACCACACGCCTCACAGGTAAACTCTCTCAACCAGCACACAATAAAATTATTAGTCTGTTGAATCTGTTTAATCGCTGCCTTTGTTTGTTTAGTATTCTTATCATAAGGGTTCTGTTTTCCTATATATTTTTGGAGTCTAATACACATTACTACTAACTGATCCACAGTTTTAATGCGTTGCACTCCAATTAGATCCAGTCTGATAACTTCCAGTAATTTTGCATCCGAACTCGAAGTATTCTCCGGCTCTTTCCAAAGAGAGAGCTGCTTGTGGGCCAACGTATCTGACATACTTCTCCTTTGTTTCTATTTGAAACTCATCGTGAATGTTAGCTACGAACTCATAGTCAACTACAGGTTCTAATCCTAGTAATATAAGTCTCTCATCTAACAATACTAAAGCTTTCTTCATAAGAACAGCCCCTGCTGACTGGAGGAGCGTGTTGAGAGCAGAGTGCTCAGAACGGACGTGGAGTTTCCTACCGTCAAGACCAATGAGATGCCCACGTCTTCTGTATACCTGCTTAACCCTGGAGGTAAGTTCCATAAGACCGCTGACTCCAGATAGGAATTTGTTTCTTGCCTTTCGGCCCCTCTTAGTTCCTCCTCCAAGAATGTTACCAAGTTTAGTGTCTCCTGCTCCGTAAATGAACGCATAGAAAAAAGTCTTTGCAGTATCTCTTGAAGTGATTCCAAGAGCATCTCTATTGAGGGAGTGAATGTCAGTTCCTTGTTCTTTAGTTCCATTGACTGCTGCTTCAGCATATACTCCTCCATCATATTTTTTAAGATAACCTGCTAAACACCTGAGCTCCAAACCATCAGCATCACAACCAACCAGTACATTGTTTTCACCAGCTCTAAAGAGACTACGACACTCAGGACCATATTTACTGTAGGATGCAGGGACTTGTGCAACATTAGGATAGCTGTGAGTACAACGACCAGTGACTGCACCATTAGTATTGACCCTACCATGAATTCTACCGTTACGTTCGAGCTTAAGCCAAGCATTGTCACCCTCCGCTAGTTGTGAGATGCGTTTAGAGACCAAGAAATGCTCTTCTAATTCTTTACAATTGGGTAGCATAAGATTTCTAAGTATCGACTCATCAATCTTTGGTCTGCCATTTGGAGTAAAGTCTTTAGGGCTCCAGCCATACAATGATTGGAGCCTATTCGAGATATGATCCCTGCTATTAGGATTGAACTCTGTAAGTTTGATCTTAGTAAAACTTTGTCCAGCAGTATAGCCTCGTTTAGTGTTATCTCTCTTTGGTGTAAAGCTTCCTGCACTCTCAAACCAAGAGCCGAACGAGTCCCTAAGAGTTTTATTGAGTTCATCTTTACGTTTAAGCAAGCTAACATACAACTCTTGTCCTTTCTTAACATCAAAGTTAAAGCCGTAGTCCTCTTGTCTCTGAATGACTTTAGCAAAAGGCATCTCTAAATCTAAGGCTTCTTGAGAATATTCTTCTAGTTCTAAATGTTCAAACAACATGGAAGTGATAGAAACATCTACCATACAATAGTCTGCCATATCCTTAGTGAACTTCTGCCAGTCTGTTTGTTCATGGTAGTTCCCTTTACTCATCCCTAAGCGGTAGCCCCAGGCTTTCAGTGAATGTGAGCCACATAGCTTAGGTTCTAGTTTCTTAGATTGAAAATCACGCTCTTTTAAATTGGTATGAATTAACCTAGAGTAAACCAAGGTATCTATTATTTTAGTCTTAGGTCTAGGAGTCCATCCCAATACTTTCTTAAGAACGGGAAGGTCATACCCTATGATATTATGTCCTATTAAAGACTCTGCTTCAGTCATGTAGGTAAGACATTCCTCCAGACTATCATACCCTTCAGCATTAGCAAACAGTTGACCGGAATGAGTACCTACTGGAGCCATACCAATACAATGAACTTTGGTCACGTCCTGAAGTAAGCCGTTAGTCTCACTATCGAAGATCAGATTCATGTAGCTTCTCCAGTTTAGAAATTCTCTTGTCTAGTTTAGAAATTCTCTTGTCCAAAGTGTCCAGTCTGTTCCACTGTGCCTCCACATTCTTGGAGCCTTCCAGTGGTTTCATCGTAATACAAGGAACAGGCAACCCCAGTCTTTGCTCCTTTATATCTTGCCTTGAGGACTCTAACGCTTGTCTCTGAGTCTGACTGTTGATCTCGTTCAAGTCCGATGACAAAATCCGATAACTGAGCAATGCTTCCACTTCCTCTAAGATCTGATAGAGTGACTTGTTTTCCATCTTCATGTCCCTTTCCTTGTAATGGTCTCTTCAAATGAGAAACAATGAACATCCCTATATTTAATTCTTCTGCTAGTGATCTAAGATTAGTCATAGTGTTATCTATGAGTCTTCTTTCGTCTCCTCCTTCAACGCCCGATACCATAATAGAGATATGGTCAAGGATAATCCAACGAACACCACAGGTATGAGAGAGATAACGAATACGATTAGTAAGTACTTCTCCATTTAAACTCCCAAAATGATCGTAGAGAAATAAGCGTCCACTGGAAAAAACCCTTTCCCATACTTCTCTAAAATATTTTTTATCTAAATTTTCCTTTAAATGTAGCATCTCACTTGCTTCAATAGACATGAAATCAACCGCTGCTTGCCTGACAGATTCCTCAAGAGCAATGTACCCAACTGTCTCCCCTTTAGAGAGGAAGTAAGATGCGACCTCTTTAACTGTAGTAGATTTCCCAGTTCCTGTTCCTGCACAAAACGTAACGATTTCACCATGACGTGCTCCTAAAGTAAAATTATTAAGTCCCTTCCAAGGATACTCATGGTCACTAGCAGTCATAGGAGTATTCACTAGATCCCAAGTATCCTCTCCTGCCACAATGCCGTCCGGCCTATAAGTCTTGGCTCTCCAGACGGCATCTACAATTACTGCTGTTCCTTCTTTTACTAAAGTTTCATTGACATCTTTGTGTGGTAGGGTTGCTATCTTACATCTACCAGGGGGTAAGAGTTCTGCTGCGGAAGTTGATGCTGACCGTCCTGCACTGTCCATATCAAACATCAATATAATCTCATCAAAGTTTTCTAATAGCCACTCTAGGTTTTTGCCTATAGCTTTCTTTGCTGATCCTACACCATTAGGAATAGAGACTACGGGCCACTTACAGTTCTGAGCTTCTGATACTGAGAGGCAGTCTATTTCTCCTTCTGTAATTACTATCTTCTTACCCTTACCCCACATATGCTTACCCCAAAGACTCGAACAATCACCTAGAGTCCTGAAGTCTTTACCCTTCAGTCTTATCTTTTGTCCTACTACTCTTCCTTCTTCAATGAAGGAGGCAATGTGACATTGTTCTCCTTGATATTCTCCAATTGAGTAGGAGTGTTTTCTACAGGTTTCTTCATTAATTTTTCTTTTAGTAAGCTGTAGAAACTCTCCTCTGACTGGAGTATATTGTTTATTGGAAGGTTCATTGGGCGAAACCACAGCCACATTATTAGTACCATGCTCATAACGACCACAGTCGAGACCAAAACAAAACGCGTGTCCATCATCATACCTCTTTAAGTTATCTTTAGAACCACAGGAGGGACAAGGCTCAGTCCCTACACATTTCGAGGATCCACGATTCTGGTATCCTTGATCTGCTGTAGTTGAATCCATGTTTGATACACCAGTCTGCATAAGTTGTCTTAGCTCCCTTATATAATTTCTGATTTGGGTTAGTAAAGACAAACCTTATATCAAGTTCAGGGTGCTGCTCCCTAACCAAGAGATGTTTTGCTCTATCCTTGGCTAAGAAGCGTCCCTTAGTTTCGATATAAATACTACCGATCTTAAAGTCTGGAGTATAGGTATGTGGCTTACCAATATAGGGAATTTTATCAGGTTCAAACTCCCATTTTACTTTGAGAGAATCTAGCTGGTTTCCTATACGTTCCTCTAAGCCACTCCTATATCCATGCCTTTTTCCACGCCGCATCTGGTTACTAGAAATCTTCATCATCCTCTAATTCTTCACCATCACTATCATTACTGCTACTTACAAAGCTACCTTTAGGTTCATTAGACCAGTCATCCGTCTCTCCTGAGCTTTGATATTCAACCAAGTCTAGTATACGAACACCTTTCATTCTAAAGGTAACTCCACCTTCTCCCTGGTCATAAGGAATAGCTTCATAGCTT